CTGAAACTGGACTTGGATTTTCACGACATTATTGATTTATTCCAGATAGACAAAAACACATCGAAAGATTTGCAAGAGAATTGAAAAAGACAATTGTAGAATATCGTGAAGGTAAATTTGATAACTCATTACAAGTGCAAGCAATTAATAAATACTACAATTGGGACACACGTATTGAACAGTGGGTCCAATTTTCCAAAGAACTATGGAGAAAAGGTTAAATGTCTACAAAAACAGTAACTATCACACTTCCTTTAAGTCATCTATATCATCTTACTGCAGATTCTGCAAATGATACGGGATATACAATTGAACAAGTAACCGAAATGTTGAAGGAACATGGTCCTGCATATGAAATAGAAGCGACAATTACTACACCAGTTCCTGAAGTTTCTGAAGAAATTATAGAAACAACTGATTAAGAAATTATAGAATTGGTTGATGAAAATGATTATCAGATAGATGATATTTGATGTATAAAGGGTTTACACCCTCAAAAAATGATGCTATGATAGGAGGGTGACACACAGTCATCCTCCTATTCTTATAAATTAATATAAATCCTATAATTACTATGAACTTTGCAGTATATACCAAAAATGATTGTAAATATTGTTATAAAATAAAACAAGTCTTAGATTTGACAGGAAGCAAGTACGTGGTGTATAATCTTGATGAGCACTTCACTAAAGATGAATTCTATTCTGAATTTGGAGAAGGTTCCACATTTCCACAAGTTATTTGCGATAATAAAAAGTTAGGTGGTTGCACTGACACGATCAAATTCCTCAAGGAACACCATGTCATCAAGACCTGAATACCTAAATAAAAAAGAAGATTATCGTAATCGTGGAGTTGAAGTTTTATTATATGGAGGTAAAACAAAACAAACTCAACCGTTTCGTATTATTCATAAGAAGATAGTTTCTTTATTTAAAAGGGAATTTACTATCTATTTTGAATTTTTTATTCAATCCAGGAAAAAATAGTTTCCCTCAGGAGAAAAAACATGTTAGCAGTTAGTTTAGTTTTTGGTTCCTTCTTGGCTATATTATATCTCATTATTGGTCTTGTGATTGGTTGGGTTACTAGAGAATACATGATGAACTATCAAGACAAACCAAAACTACATCCAGAATTTTTTGATGGTAATGGAAACGTAATTGCAGATGAAGTAGTTGCAGTAAGTTTTAATCCTGATTACTTTCTAGATGATGATATGGATGACGATGACGATGAATAACTAAATTGTAAATTATTTTTTTATATGGCAACATCAGCAAAAAAGAAACCCGTAGCAGTAAAATCTAAAGCGGTTACAGCAAAACCTGTAGAACCTGTAATGAAAGATCTTCCAGCAAATCCATTTGCATTTGAAGTTCTTCAACTGGCATCAAAACAAAGAACTAATGCAAAAAAAGTGGAAGTTCTACAAAAGTATGAACATCCATCACTTAAAGCAATTTTTATTTGGAACTTTGATGAAAGTGTAATTTCAGTTCTCCCCCCTGGAGAGGTTCCTTATTCTAGTGTGGGTGAACAGAATTCCTTTAGTGGTACTGTATCTGAAAAAATTGGAGATGCAGTTGCAAAAATGGGTGAACTTGGAAGCAATTCTTTAGGTTCACAAGATCAAGGATTCTCATCTATTCGTAAAGAATATGAGAGATTTTATAACTTTATTAAAGGTGGTAACGACAGTTTAAGTTCTCTTCGTAGAGAAACTATGTTTATTAATATTCTTCAGGGTCTTCATCCACTTGAAGCAGAAATTTTATGTCTTGTCAAAGATAAAAGACTAAGTGAAAAATATAAAATTACAATGGATATTGTTGCTCAAGCTTACCCTGATATTCAGTGGGGTGGACGTTCATAATTTTTTGGAGTTCATATAATGGGTAAAAAACTTGCAGAAAAACCGAAGATGGAAGATAAACCTAAATCAGACTCAAATCATTCTTGGACCGCACAAGAAAAGGAATTGTTTAAGTCTCAATATGGGTGTGAAATTTTAAAGCAAAATTGCACGTTAGAAGAAGCAAAGGATAAGAATGTTCCCAATGATGCTTATATTGTGACATATGAGATTAATGGTAAGATTCATTATGACTTGACTCGTTCAAGTAAGAGATCAAGTATTTTTGATATGTATTATGATAATTTAGGATCAGTTATTCGCAATATTGATTGGGGGTATGGAAGAATAAATCCTAAACTATGGGGATTTTCTAAACCTGAAAAAAAGAAAAGAAAAAGTTGATTGTTTAAACCTAGAGAAATCTCTAGGTTTTTTTTTCGATGACCCCTTGACAGATCGGGGGTCAGTGTAGTATATTCATTTTGAAGTCACGTAAGGTGAGAATGGATTTAGAGAAAGTGAAGTTGATTATTCGAAATATGGAACTTCTTTTAGATAATCTAAAGTCAGAAGTTTATAAGAATGAGATTAAACATCTAAAGATGGATGTATCACCCCCACTAATTACAGATTATGATGAAATTTTCGAGGACAGTGAACTATATGACTAGAGCGAGGGAACTTGTAAAGTTACTGGAGAAACTTACAAAACAAGATCATTTATATCCTGAAGAAAAACTTATTGAAATGAAAAAACAACTGCGAGTAGTAAAACAGGAACTCGCAGACCTAGAAGCAAAAACATCAAAAGGATTTGGAAAGAAATGACCGTAAAACTCATTAGTGTAACACCAGATGCAGAAAAAACAATGGCATTTATTGCACGAGTTTCTAACCCAAGTAATCAGAGTTCGGAGAACTATGCCAAGTTACTTGCTTATTGTATTAAGCATAATCATTGGTCAGTTTTTGAACAGTCTTCTATGACTCTTGCGATTGAAACAAACCGTGGTATTGCCGCACAGATTCTGCGTCATCGCAGTTTCACATTCCAAGAGTTTTCTCAGCGTTATGCAGATTCTTCCTTATTGGGTGATATTCCTGTACCTGATCTCCGCCGTCAGGACACCAAGAACCGACAGAATTCTATTGATGATTTCTCCGAAGATATGAAAGAGGATCTTTGGTTGAAGATTAATGATCATTTTCAGGCATCTATGGAACTCTATAAGGAACTTCTTGATAAGGGGGTGGCAAAGGAGTGTGCTCGATTTGTATTGCCTCTGGCAACGCCCACACGCATCTATATGACGGGTTCTTGTCGTTCTTGGATCACTTATATTTCTCTTCGTGAAAAATCAGGAACTCAAAAGGAACATATGCAAATTGCAAAAGAATGTAAAAAAATTTTTGCAGAACAATTTCCATCTTGTTATGAAGCACTTGGCGGAGAAGCGGATTGGGTTATTTGATCTAACTTGACTTGGTGACACATTTCAGGTAAAATGGGGGAGGAAGAACCTTTTCTAGAAATGTAAATAAATATTTTTTTATATAATACTTTTGAAAAATGCCTTTATACCCCGTTAAAAACCTTAAAACAGGTGAAGAAAAAGAATTGAGTATGTCTATTGCTGATTATGACCAGTGGAGAAAAGATAATCTGGACTGGGATAAAGATTGGAGTAAAGGGTGCGCTGCCTCCCAGGAAGTCGGTGATTGGAGGAATAAATTAACCTCCAAACATCCCTCTTGGAACGAAGTCTTGTCAAAAGCAAGCAAAATGCCGGGATCAACTGTAAAAAAACTCTAATATGGCAAGAAAAAGAAGGACGAATGATCAACCAATCGGTGTTGGTCTTACTACTCGTCAAGCGAAGCGTAAAAAAACAATTAGTTTAGATTACCTAATTGATATTGAACCTCTCACTGAAAATCAGAAGTTATTATACAATTATTACGATGAGGGAAAAAATATTTTCGCTCACGGTGTTCCAGGATCTGGTAAAACATTTATATTACTTTATAAAGCATTAAAAGAAGTTCTCGATGAAAGAACACCTTACGAAAAGATTTATATTGTAAGGTCATTGGTTCAAACAAGAGAAATTGGTTTTATGCCTGGTGATGAGGATCAGAAAAAAACTCTTTTCGAAATACCATATAAGAACATGGTAAAGTACATGTTTCAGATGCCTTCTGATGCCGACTTTGAAATGTTATATGGAAATCTAAAAGCACAAAATACAATTTCTTTTTGGTGTACTTCTTTTATTCGTGGTGTCACTCTTGACAATGCCATTGTTATCGTAGATGAAGCACAAAATCTTTCTAGTCATGAATCATTTTCAGTAATTTCAAGATGTGGTGAAGATACTAAAATTATGTTCGCGGGTGATATTGAGCAAAGTGATTTGATCAAGCAAAGTGAAAAGACTGGTATTATTGATTTTATTCGTGTAATTGAAGCAATGCCATCCTTTGAAAAAATTGAATTTGGTGTTGATGATATTGTTCGCTCAAACTTAGTTCGTGAATTTGTAATCGCTAAAAAATCATTAGGACTGTAATTTAATGTTTAATCATATTGATGTGATTCTTCCCAAACTGGAAAGAACAACTATAGATAATGTAAGATATTATTCAATTCCTGATGGAGACCAACTTCTTAAGATGGTCTCCATTACTTCAGTGACTAGTCATTTTAATAAAGAAATCTTTGTTAAATGGCGCAATAGAGTTGGTGAAGAAGAAGCAGATCGCATCACAAAAGCGGCAACAAGTCGTGGAACAGATATGCACTCTCTTGTAGAGAACTATCTTTATAATCGGGATCTTCCTTCTGTTCAACCTCTTTCAGACTTTCTTTTTAAGATCTCAAAACCAGAACTGAATAATATCAACAACATTCATTGCTTGGAAGGAGCATTGTTTAGCAAACATTTAGGTGTTGCTGGAACAACAGACTGTATTGCTGAATATAATGGAGAACTTGCTGTAATTGACTTTAAAACTTCCAAGAAACCAAAACCTAGAGACTGGATTGAAAATTACTTTGTTCAGGCAATGTTTTATGGTATGGCATACTATGAAATGACTGGAACTAGAATTAAAAAACTTGTCATTATCATGGCATGTGAAAATGGTGAATGTGTAGTATATGAGGAAAAAGACTTTGACAAATATATGAAACTAGTAGTTAAATATATTAAAAAATTTGTCAACGATCGTTTAGAACTTATGAGTGCTTGACGCCAGATGTTCAGTGTCCTATAATAAATAATTGTTCGTGATTTTATGAGAAATCCACTAGAAGCATTTTTAGATATCAAAATCGAATATATGGAACCGACAACTGAACTAGAACAAGTTATCGAGAGTAAATTTCTAACTCCAGTAAAGTTTGCTCAAGAAATTGAAAATCTTGTTGCATTAGAACAGGTAAATTACATTGAAGCAATTATAATGTATTGTGATATTCACAAACTAGAAGTAGAGTCTGTTGCAAAATTGGTAACGAAGACTCTTAAGGAACGTCTAAAAAATGATGCAATTAATCTCAACTTTATGAAACGAAGTTCGAAAGCGCGTTTACCATTTTGATGGAACCTTTTCAAGTTTTTTGCAATTATCTTGCACTTAAATCACATTTCACTAATCCAAAATACGATTATTTTAAATATAATAAAAAGGTTAGAGCATCATTAGACTCGTATCATAAACGCAGCGATAGATACTTTTTCGAAAAAGTATCTAGAAAATATAAAGACAAAGAAATTGTTGACTTTTTTGTTTCAAACTTTGTTTCCTCAAATAATTCAGGTAACTTATGGATTGGAGAAATTATCAATTCTGGAGAAAAAAATTACATCGAATGGATGAAACGTCAGCAAAGTTTGACGTACTTATTCAAGGAGCAATCAGCAGAATTGTTCTCTCAGACAAAATTAGACGATGCTTTGAGTTGTATCAAGGGTCATCCAGTAATACTCAAAAAGTATCTAAGCGGAAGTCTATACTTAGAAAACTTAGTCATTTACGACAAAATCTTAAATTTTTCAAAAGATTTTGATAAGAAACTTTTAGATCCAATTTGGGAAACTGTAAGTTTAAAAATTCACAAATACAAACCATTCATAAATATTGATGTGTTTCAATATAAAAAACTTTTGAGAGATATTGTTTATGAGTAATTTTTTTGATTCCGATATTATTCAAGAGGAATTGAATGAAATTCAAGAACTTCAGAATAAAATTTTAGATTTACCTTTATACAATCTGTTGAACTCTCGTGATCAAAGATTGAAGCACATCGATACATTGAGTTGCTTGCTAGAAAAGCAACGAATCATGTATACTCGACTGTCTCTGTCTGATGACCCTAAAGCAATTCAGATGAGAGAGAATATTCATACGTCAATGACTATGTTGGGATACCCATCAAACATTGACATGAATACTGTTTTTAGTAACATATCTAAGACCATCGATTACCTCAAGAGGACGCTTGACTTCTGAGCGAGTCTCTGGTATGATATCCAAGTAATCCAAACAAATCCAATTAATCCAAAAAAATCTTATGTCTAACTTTGCAAATCTTAAAAAGCAATCCAAACTTGGTTCTCTCACCGAAAAACTGGTGAAAGAAGTTGAGAAAATGAATAATTCTAATAGTACAACTGATGATCGTGTATGGAAACTATCCTGTGATAAATCCGGTAATGGATATGCAGTCATCCGCTTTCTTCCTACCCCAGATGGTGAGGATCTACCATTTGTGAAAGTCTATTCTCATGGATTCCAAGGTCCTGGTGGATGGTATCTAGAACTAAGTCGAACTACTATCGGTGAGAAAGATCCTCTAGGTGAGTATAATACACAACTTTGGAATAACGGTACTGATGCAGGTAAAGAGCAGGCAAGAAAGCAAAAGCGTAAACTAACTTATATTTCTAATATTTACGTTGTCAAAGATCCAGCAAATCCTGAAAATGAAGGTAAGAACTTTATTTTCAAGTATGGTAAGAAAATCT